AGATCTAGTACGGTCTCGTGGGCTCGGAGATGTGTATAAGAGACAGGTACAATGTCCTCAAGCTCGAAGTATTTGAAGGACAGGTGCATATTCTTTCCTGTCTTCTCCACGTTCGCTTCAAGGAACTTTGCCCTTGCAGTAAGGAGCTTCTGATATACATTTGTGGTCTTGGTAGTAGTTGCCATTTTCTTTGTCCTCCTTGGCTTTTTAGTTTTTTCGGGTTTGATACCCTTGAAATCGTCAACTCGCTTTTTCGCCATTGCGATGTAGAAACTTCTGTCTACCTCGTCAATGGACAGCTCGTTATCGTTGTCGATGATACAGTGTTCCGGGAGAGAATCTATTTTCGCTTCGGAATCGTCCTCGGCTTTCACCTTGAAGATTTTTCCGTATCTCTCGTCCGCTGTGGCGTACACTCGGTTCACCTTCTGAACGGACTGCTTTTCACCGTCCACCACATGATAGGCTTCCCGGTACTTCGCCCCGGCTTTGGCGATAATCTGAAACTGGAAAATATCATCGCAACTATTGATGGTGTCTTCGACAGGCGTTCCGTTTACAAAGAACTCCTTGAGGGCGGTAGCCACAATCACACAGGAGTTATTGATATTGAAAGCACCAGCCGGAGCGATACCCTTCACGAGATAGCCGCCTTTGGCTTTTGCTTTGCCGCCCGGCTGAACCTCAACGTAGTTGTTTACGTCTTTCTGCGCTATCTTGACAACGGTATCTTCCTCGAGGTCAAAGCCTGTACGAGACTGCCATTCAGCACAGATAGCGGTCAGTGTGTCGTAGTCCTTCTTATCGCACTCGACCATGATACCGTCCGTGTTGAGCTGGACAATTCGCAGTCCTTCAATCTCTTGGTAACAATGCTCTGCAAGTTCCAGTAGATATAACTGCCCGGAAATGCAGACCGACCTACCCATGAGAGGGTCGTAGAGGTCGTTGTACTGATTCAGCAAGCAACCGTAGGTGGTGTTGCAAACCAGTTTCAGAGCGTTCGCCGTGTGCTTATCGCCAGCGGCTTTCGCTTTCATACGGCGGTCGAGAATGTCCTCGTAAATCTGCGGAGACGGAATGTTTCTGCTTGTGTACCCATTGATGGTACAGAGGTGTGGGTAGTAGCTTCCTACGTCCTCATTCCAAATTCCTCTATCCTTGGTTTCCTCCCAAAAGAAGTTTGGGATTGCACCATGAATACCGCCATACCCGAGTGTCACAGGACACTCACCGATGTTCAGATTGAACTTGCCTTTGAAAAGCTCACTGTCTGAAATGGAGAGGTCATACATTCTATCGAAGAAAGCGAAAACCTCGGGTGGTATGTACTCTTTTCGCAGATTGTCCGGGTACACATACTTGCGTTCATCATCGTGCGGCTTCTTGGTTGCTTTCAGCATTGCCGCAGTCAGTTTGGCGTTCGTCATACCCATTGCCTTGACTTCATCAAGACCAGCCAGCCGACCGAGGTTGATTTTGTTCTTCAAGTAGTCTTTACGAATGTCAATCAGTCTCTCGGCGGTATCAACGTCATATTTGCAGTAGAACTCCGTCTCGGCTTTTTCCTCCGGGGTTAGAGGACGGTCAATGTCAAACGGTACGCTGGATTCTTTAACCGACATACCGAGGTGCCCTTCAATAGCTTTAAGAGATAGCCCCTGTTGCGTATCGTCTCGAATATCCACATTACTGAAACGGAAGTAGATACCATCGAGAAGCGGACACTGCCAGCCTTGCCCTCCGGCAATAATGAAATCGTTGACCTTTTTAATTTCCTCCGGGGCAAACCCGGCGGCAATCGCTTTGATGATGTACTGGTCGTAGTGTTTCGAGTTGAAACCGACATAGATACAATCATCGGACAATGCCATTTTCAGAGCTTCATTGTCGTTCCAAATACAGGTGTAAACACCTGTTTCCTTATCCTTGAGGGTTACGAGCCAGTCATAGGCGAAGACCTCACAGTCATAAGAAATCAATCGCATGGGCTTGTCCCTCCTTCCTTTACGAAGTAACAACCGTTCTTTCGATAGGTCGTACATCGCTTCTTATAGGACTTCACGAGGTAAGCTATATCGTCTACGAAATCATAAGCGATAGGGTCTGACTTCCCTTCAAAGGTACGAGCGATACGCCCGATACTCTGTGTCACCACGGCGTAGTCCTTCTGTGGGGTGGTGAGGTACAGACGCTCCAACCGTGGTACGTCCAATCCTTCCTTCGCCAGTGAGTAGGTAGCAAAAAGGTATTTCTTCTTGCCGCTCCTCATATCCTCAAGAGCCTGTTCTCGTTCAGCCTTGCCCTTTTTGGTAGTCATTTTGCCGCTTATCATCACAGCGTCCTTCTGCATATCAGCCGGGAGAAGACTTATCAGCACCTCGAGGTGATTCAGCCTGTCCGACAGAATCAGAGAAGGTCTCTGCTCAATGGAATCTGCAATGAGCTGATTCCGGGCGGCGTTTTCGGTAAGATAGGTAATGAGCTTTGTGTAGTTCAGCGTTCCGTCCGTGTTAAGGGCTTCCCGGCTTATCTGCACCCCTGTACCCACAGGGTAGATACCTACCTTCATAATCTTGTCAGCCACAGCTTCGTCCGGGACTTTGTAGGCAACCTCACCAACGAGGGCGTAGGTAGCTTTAATCATTCCATCTGACCTGTGTACCGTTGCTGACAGACCGTATTTGTGTCGTGCCGATAAACTGTTCAGCACTTTTTGATACTGTGTCACGGCGGTAGGACTGCCGCTGACCCTGTGTACCTCGTCTGTGATTATGCAATCCCAGTAGTCCCGGTACTGTGCGAGGTCGAGCTTGCACATGGTCTGAATCGTGGCGAAGGTGATCCCCTCACCGAGATTGACTTTTCCTTCCGTGATAGTACCCATGAGGTCTTCGCTCATATAGAGCTTGGCTCGTTCCTTACTCTGTTTAATAAGGTCGAGTGTGTGGCAGAGCCATAATGTACGCCGTCCCAGCCTTGCGGCGAGGGCAATACCCATCTGCGTTTTACCGCTTCCGGCGGCACTCTGTAATATCCCATACTTGGCGGCTACCATCGCTTGTACGGCGATTTCTTGGTAGTCATAAAGTGGAACATCGGCGTTATAATTTACCTCCACAGGGGCGGCAAATTCGCTCAAGAACAGTGCCTTATCGGATATGTCCTTCGGTAGTAGTCGGAGTGTTCCAAACGGAAGCACCAGCGTTGTTCCTCGGGTCTCATAGAGTGACAGGACTTTCGGCGTGTTACCGAGCCACAGGTTCATGCGAGATTTCTTCGCATATTCCGGGTTTGGTATGGTGAGGTTTCTCTTGCACCACAGCACCATTTCCGGGGTAGGGTTCTCGACTGTCAGTGTGTTTGAGACTTCAATCAGCATTTCTTCAACCACCTTTCCAGTGGCGTTCCATACTCTCGAATGTCCGTCAGATTCAGAGTTGACTTCTCATAGGAGAGAGCCACCATTGAAAAGTGAGGAATCATAATGATTTCGTCCTCGACCTTGAGTGCGAACCAGCCCTCGCCATTTCCACAGGCTTTCCATGTTTCCATAGCAAAGTGCTGATTTTCTTCCACTCTCGAGAGAGGGAATCGGTTGTTTGAACACACCTTACAGTCAATGAGGTACGCCGTTTTGTTTTTAACAGCGATAACATCTGCTGGTTGCCCGGCGGCGTTCTGCGCCATGTTGTGACACCAAAATCCATACTGGAACAGTAGCTCACAGAACTCGGTCTCAAAACTGTTACCGATTTTTCGGTTAGTAGCCATGTTCTTTCAGCACCTCCTTGACGGTCGAGTGAACGTCTTTATCGTCCACATAACTGTCAAGGTCTCGAATGAGTTCTGAAAGCTGTTCTATCTGATTCTGATAGTAATTCGCACAGTCCATACCCATGTGCTTATCAATCAAATCCTCAAAATCCTTCGGGGATAGGATTGTTTTGGGTCTGCCGTTACTTAGCGTCAGCATTTGTGGCATTTACATTCACCTCCTGTTCATACTTTTGCATGAGAGCAAGAACGCTCTCACTGTATGAGGTGGATTTGATACCGTTTTCCCATGCTTTCTTAGCACCGTAGTCACCCATGTTGTATGCCATCAGAGCTAAACCGTAGTCATTGTAGTTCTGAATGTACGAACCAATGACCTTAATTCCACAGAAAACATTCTGATATGGGTCAAGCATATCCGCTGTTCTGTATTCCTCTGCCAGCCATTCGTGATTGATGGTGTTAATCTGCATGAGACCGTAATCCCCGGTCTTACTAACCACTTCCGGGTTGAACTTGCTCTCTTGGTCTATCATTGCGATAATGAGTGACACTGGAACATTTTCGTCCGCACACACCTCGTAGATGTATCTCTGCAAGCTGTGTGAAAGTGGTACATCGAAATATGTAACTTCTTCGGCAACCGGGAGGGAATCGGCTTCGTAGGAAGGAACTTCAACCGTCTCCGTTACGGTAACTTGTTTCTTCGGAGCGGTAGCTCGTCCTACGACAAGACCACCGATAAAGCCAATCAGTACCAGCGTACCGATGATGATATATGCTTGAATCACAGCGAGCTTATGTCTGTTGATTCTTTTTGTTTTTGTTCCTCTACATTGCGTAGCCATTTCTGAAAATCCTCCTCATTCTTAGGGTCTGCGTAAAACTTTGTGATGATACCCACTAAGGGTCTTGCGAGGTCATTTACCTGTACTTCTGACAGGCTCATTCATTCTCACGTTCCTTGAGAATTTCCTTGCAAACAGCGAGAATCTGCTTTGCCTTGGGATAGGTATAAACCCCTCGGAGAATACTTGACATCATAGGCGGCTGAACTGCATAACCTCGCTTCTGCAATTCCAGTATCATGTCTACCTGTGTCATTCCCACATTTGCCATTCTCTCTTTAATGTCCACGAATCTCTTACCTCCTTCACGATATAAATTCTTGAAATCAGAATTGCCATTGACAAATAGGCGAATTATTGTTATTATTCTTATAAGACCATCAATAACTATAACTTCCCGAAAACTGCCATTTTCGAGAGGTCGCTTTCTTATTGCCAATTCGCATTTTCCGAACTTCATGTTCTTATTATGCGAATTGTCAATAGGAAAATTCGGTTTTTACGAATTTATTTTTTGCAGAGGAGGAATCACTATGACATTCGCAGAGAATATCAATCGTATCTGTGCTGAAAAAGGCACGAATCTGACCGCCATTGTCAAAGCTGTTAAGGGTTCAAGTTCTTTCGCAACAGCCATCAACACTAAAGGGTCATTACCGAAGGAATCCGAAATGCTGGAAATGGCAAAATTGCTTGAGTGTTCCGTCATGGACTTCTTCGCAGACGAGGAAGACTTACCCGAGACCAAACCAGCCAACGAAGACGAGGAAGACATTCTTCGTATCTACCGAGGACTGTCCCGGCGAGCGAAGCATGAGTTCATGTCTATGGCTTATGAATTTGAGAACCGTGAGGAGCTTGAGGGGGATAAGGGAACAACTGCGGCAATGTGATAAGGTCATTCCCTTCGCTTTGATATATAGAAAGAAGATATTGGAGGTGAGACTATCAAAGCGGTAATATATGCTCGTTACTCGAGCCACAACCAACGAGAAGAATCAATCGAGGGACAGCTTCGTGAATGTCACGAATTTGCTCTCAAGAACGACTTTATTGTCGTAGACGAATATATCGACCGGGCTATCTCCGGCAAGACAGACAACAGACCGAGCTTCCAGCGGCTTATCAAAGACAGCGAGAAGGGGCATTTTGACGCTGTGATTATGTACACCCTCGACCGCTTCGCCCGAAACAGGTACGACAGTGCCATTTACAAAGCAAAGCTCAAACGTAATGGTGTGAAGATTTTCTACGCCAAACAACCAATGCCGGACACCCCGGAAGGAATCATTCTTGAATCCGTCCTCGAGGGCTATGCGGAGTATTACAGCGAGAACCTTGCCCGGAGTATCAAGCGAGGTATGAAAGAGAACGCTCTCCACGGTATCGCTATGGGAAGTCCTGTGCTTGGTTATAAGATAGGAAATGACCGTCAGTATGAGATTGACCCAGTAGGTGCAAAAGCCGTCAGAACTATCTTCACGATGTACGCAGAGGGCAAGTCCAAAACGCAGATTGTAAACTGGTTGAATGAGCATGGGTTCAAGACCTCCCGAGGAAATGCTTTCAATAAGAACAGCTTGTCCCGGATTCTGCGAAATGATAAATACATTGGAGTGTACCGATACGATGATGTAGTCTTGGAGGACGCAGTACCTCCTATCATCGACAAGACCTTGTTCGATAAGGTGCAAGCAACCTTCCGGCACAACTACACAGCCCGGGCAAAAGCCAAAGCCATAGAGGACTATCTACTCACTACAAAGGTCTTCTGCGGTCACTGTGGCGAGCCTATGGTGGGTGAGAGTGGCACTTCAAAGACCGGGAAGGTTCACCATTACTACAAGTGCGTAAATCGTAAGAGGAAGCATAACTGTGAGAAGAAAGTCGAGAAAAAAGAATGGCTCGAGCGGACTGTCGTTGAGTTCACGGTGCAACAGGTACTCACCGATGAAAACATAGAAAAAATATCCACTCGAGCTATGGAGCTGATTGAGAAGGAGCTTCAAGACACCTCCATTCTCATAGGTTTACAGGAACGATTGAAGGAGACCAATAAGAGAATCAAGAACCTCATGTCTGCAATAGAGCAAGGCATTATCACACCAACAACGAAGGAACGTCTTGAGGAGCTGGAAGAAGAACGCAGAGACCTCGAAGGGCAGATTGCCCGGGAGGAAATGAAAAAGCCCCTCTTGACGAAGGAGCGAATCATGTATTGGCTCGAATCGTTCAAGAGGGGTGATATAGAAGATGTTGAGTATCAGCGGCGTATCATCGACACGCTTGTCAACTCGGTTTATGTGTACGATGATGGGGACAAAGGACGCAAGCTCGTGTTGACTTTCAACATTTCGGGGAACAATACGCTCACTATCTCGAGTTCGGATATTGAGCGCACAGCTCCACCAAATAGTGCAAATCCGAACTCATTCTTTTTCGTGAAGCACTGTGTCGGATTTGTTTTCATAGTAGAGGACGTAGGTTAAACTGCGTCCTCTTTTTTAGGTGTCTCGTAAGTAAGAGCCTGTTTGGAATCTCCAATGCCAGCAGTGGTTGGGTCAGTCACGATACCGAGAATCGTGAGGACTGCGAACAGGGCATTTACGACTGCCAACAGCTTGTCTCCCAGCTCACCCAAATCGAGGGTGTAACCGAAGACAGCGGCAATCACCTGTACCAGCAGAAGCACCGCCGGAATCAGAGCAATCCAAAAGCTCTTGTTTTTTACACGCACTTTCCAGTTAATCATGTTGATTTCCTCCTTAAATTTGATATTTGAAGTAGTTAAAGTAGCTGTTCTTGGCTTTTTTCGTATAACTTCCTCTATATACACGCATATATAGCAAAAGTTTACGCAAAAACTGATTTTCAACTACTTTTACTACTTGGGTTAAAACAGCTTATTGACCTCGGACTGTACTTCGCTCGGGTCATAACCAGCCTGTTTCAGACGATTTACACGGTTTGCGCCGTTGCCCCACGAAGACCAGCGAGCGTCAGAGCAAGTACCATTGTAGATTTCCTTGGCGATTTCAGCCGCAGATTTCTTCGCAGTACCAGCCGCAGTGCCGGACTTGGTAGTGATAAAAGCGTCATAGCCAGCGGCTTTCAGCTTCACCATCATGTTCTCGGCATTGGACTTCTGACTGTAAGCACCGACCTGTACCTTGTACAGATTACCCATCTGTACGATGTAGGTATCGAAGCCAGCGGCTTTCAGTTTTGCCGCCCATGCGTCAGCGTTGGAACGCTTCGAGAACGCCCCTGTCTGCACCCTGTACAGCGTTTTACCGTCAGAGGGTACATCTACCTTACCAGTGTCGGTAGAGCCGCCTGTGAGACGCTTAGTGACCTCTGCGGCAAGGTTGCCGAGACGGTTGTACAGCCAGTCTCCCGGGCAAGACTTATTAGCGAACCATCTATGTACCGTCAGTACCATTTCATCGGACTTCGGCGCATAGGCAAGGGTCTTATTCTTATCGCCCAGCCACAAGAGCTTGCTCTTGCCGTTACGCTGACAAATATCAACGCACAGGTTCACGAGGGACGCATACACAGCGTTATTGAACGCATACGGAGCTGTCTTGTCAGACGCACACTCGATAGTGACTGCTCGCTGGTCGTTCTCACGACTGGAAGAACACCACGAACGATTTTTCTCCTCAACGCTCATGGAGATACGACCGTCAGTACCGATACCGTAGTTGCAACTCGCCTGTCGAGAGGTGCTGATAAAACAGCCACAGATACTCTCTGCGGAGAGCTGACCTACTACACAATGCGGTGTGATACGGTCAATGGAATGGGTTCTCTGCCCGGAATGGTTCGGGGAGAGCTTGGTGTAGACCACCAAAGGACTGTTGCTCATTTTTGTTTCCTCCTTCTTGTCATAATCGGTTAAATGCCATGTCTCAATAACACGCATGAGGTTGTCCACATACTTGTGAGACGTAGCATAGCCATCGGCTTTGATATTCTCAAGGTATTTCCGAGGGTCGGTAACGCCTTTGAGATTTTTATAGTTCGGAATGTTGATGAAATCGAAGTAGCCGATAACTCCGTTTTCCATATCCTTGAACTTACACCACTGCATAGCAGAACTGGTGTAACTGCCGTCTGCGTTCTGCTCGTTTCCCACCATGTGATAGATACCGATACAGGTCTTACAACGACCTTCCCGGTATTTCAGACCAAAGTAGTTATGAGCGTTTACAGCCAGCTCGGAAGTGCCGTAGCCACTTTCCAACACCGCTTGAGCGATGATAGGTGACACGACCTCGATTCCGTATACCGGGGCGTACTTCTTGATATACGCCGCAACGGTTTTGACAAAATCTGAATGGTTCATCGGGTATCACCCCTTTCATACCCACCATCGTTTTCTTGGCTTACCGTGGTAGATTTCTTCTTCCTCGTATCGGTCAAGTCGGTGGTGTGCGGATTTCGTAGACTGCTCAACCATCACGACACGCTCGGACAGGTCGTTGACCTTTACCTTAACGTCTGTGATTTCCTTGCGGATTTCTTTCGTATCATCACTGATAGAATCCAGCTTTTGAGACAGAATAGCGTCAACCTGTGCTTTCTTGCTCACCTCGTCATTATTGGCTCGACTATTGCTCTTGAAAGCAAAGTACACGGCGGCAACAACGGAGACGAAGGTAAGAATCTGATTGAACTCAATGTTCACATTTCTTGTCCTCCTCTTTTAGAATGTGAGGGAGAGCCGGGAGCGACCCTCCCTCATGCCGCCTTATTCAGTGATAAGGTCTTCCAGCTCAAGGTCAATGAGCATTTCCTTTACCTGTTCCTTGAGAACAGCTGGAACGCTTGCGTAAGTACGCTTACCCTTGACAATGAGTGCCACATAGATAACAGCCATGTTTTTCACCTCCTTCCTGTTGAGCCATAGCAAAATGCGCCACAGCATGATTATTCCTCCAACAGCTTCTTGACTTCCTCTCGGAGCTGTTCGGGTACATCGTTAATGGTCTTGAGACCTTTGCGAATCAGTGCAACGTAAATCTTAGCCATAGTTAGTTACCTCCTAAAACCATTTCGTATACTTCCGCAAGTGCCACCTGTACATCGGTGATACTATTAGAGGTTGCGTTGAGAGCGGCTACCAGCTTCTCCTCCTTGGTCTTCTCACGGAACGCAAGATAGAAAGTGCCGTCAGCCCATTCCATCTGCTGAATGAAGACCATATCAGCGTAGGTAGTCTCTGTCTCCCCATCGGAGACCTTCATAGTAGAGAGATTATCCTTGAAAATAGTCTCGTCCACCTTTTCTTTGCTGACATAGTTCGTGCCGTTCATATCCAGCCCGGTCAGCTTTTTGCCATTGGCAAGGGTGATAGTGTACATTTCGTTACCTCCTTTAATTGATTGAATAGGGTGTCCATGTTACTTCGTTGTTTCTTACTCATTATTTTGTAATGATTCTTAAACCAACTCTTATAGAAGTCCGTAAACTCCTTTTCTGTTAGCTTCGGAGCGAGTTTCTTCATTTTCCGTCTCATTGCGGTAAGCCGTTTGGGATTGATTTTCTGAATCACCCTCCCGGTGTCCGTTAGAGAGTATTGAACTTGAAGAAATCGCCAATGCTCGGAGAGCTTACAGATTCTCGTCTTCCGGGTATTGACCGTGATTCCGAGTTCGTTCGCTATCTCGATAATGTCCTCAAGAAGCTCCTGTAAGAACTCTTTGCTCTCGTGGATAGCATAACTATCGTCCATGTAGCCAGCGTAGAATTTCACACCTCGAACGATTTTGACATAGTTATCAATTCGTATTCGGTAAGAGATTCCGGCGGTCTGTGCCACTTAGTCTCCGATATTGAGGTGCTTTCCCATGAACTTTTCGCCTGTGAACAGCTTCGGGTTCATATACTGATAGAGGAGAGAATCAAACAACTTGTCGAGGCAGTGTTCATATTCTTCATCACTCATGTATGATACATCAACCCTTGAGCGTTCTACGGTCTTCCGCAGAAGCCATAGGGCGTGTTCATCATCGACATACTGCTCAAACAATTTCAGCAACACATCATGTCTGATATTGTCGTAGTATTTCGAGAAGTCTATCAGAAGAATGTACCCTTCGTTGCTACTATGCTGTGCATAATATTTACGAAGGTGGGTGAGCAACCTCTTACGAGTGAAAGCGATACCTTTTCCGACAACGCTTGCTCCATTGTCATAAATGAGGTGTGGTTCAATCAGAGGATTCAAAACCTCGTCACAGAGAGCGTGTTTCACGATTCTGTCTTGAACCTGTTCGCCTGTAATACGCCGGAGCTTTCCTCGTTCATGCAAGGTGAAGTTTGTAGTTGGTAAGAACTCATACTCCATGTACTCAAGGTCTCGTTGCATTTTCGATAACTCCAACAGATAGGTCATGTTAAACCTCTGTACCTGTGGTTTCCAATCACTACCTTTCATTGCTTTAGCTTTACTTTCGTAAAGAACATTTCCATCAAATATCTTGCACTGATAACCTCGGCTATCGTAATAGGAGGTGTCGCATTTAGTATTTACCATACGGAAGGATAATCTCTCCTTTCTCTGTCTGTGAAACGCTCGATAGGCTACTCAATCACAGAATCGAAATCCGGGCGAACGCCATTAGAATTGGAAGCGTTGTTGTAGTTCGCATTACCGTTGTTGTTGACATTGGCGAAATTGGAAGCGGAATCAGAGATTACCCTCTTGGAGAGCCGACTTGAACTTGTTGTCAGACTTTCTCCAACCTTTAAGAAGGTTTATTTCGGTCTGTATCATTTCAGCGAAACGAAGGTACTTGTTCACATCGACAGGAAGGGTCTCGATAGCATACTGCAATTCCTGTGTGAGCCTATAACACTGTCCGACTGCTCGGTCTTGGTGAACTCTACGCTCAATCAGTTCTTCCCGGTAGGTCGGGTAAATGCTGTTTGCAACATATACCTCCTCGGTGATACTACGCAGACAATCAACAATCACTTTTCGCTCGTCTGCGATGAACCATTCTGCAAACGCAGTGTTCTTTTCCATGAGCTTTTCGTATCGGACTTTTTCATCGGGTGATAACTCCTCATACGGTCTGCCGCCGAAGGTCGTTTCGACTTTCTTCACGGCTTTGTCGAGGTCGTACCCGAAATCACGGAGCAGTAAATCCGTGACCTCCTTACGCATTTTGTTGAGGTGGTGAAATACCTCAAACTGTGACGGTTTTCGTTTCGATTTCAATACAGACACTTGTTAATAAACCTCCTTGTGCGCCCCACAAGGGGGCGCAGATTTAAGATATACAGAAAGCCGGGCGAACGCCAAAAGAATCGGAAGCGCTGGTGTAGTACGCAAGACCGCCGGTGGAGACAAAGGCGAAAACGGAAGCGGTAATAACGTCTCTTAACCACCATGTCGCACGATTGCAAATACGGCTCGGCTCGTGCTGGAACAGCGGCAACTGGGATTTCTCGACACGGTAGTTAGCCGGGACATTGCTACCGTCAGAAACAGGGGAGACAATACCACTGCCGTAGACCATCTGCTCGCACATAAGGTCAACTTCGGAATCGCACCATGCGCTGCCGGAAGCACGACCATTCGCAACAGCGTTCGTCAGATAGATTCTGTGTTTTAGAACATGACCGCTGAACGCACTCTTGATAGTGGTCTTAGCCTGTTCGAGATTGCTCTTGTACATATCCGAGCCGACATAGCCGCCAGCCGTAGTATTTGCCGCACCGCTTTCCCAACCGCCGGAGCTGGTGTTGTGCATTTGTGCGTTGTACAGGCAAGTGTCCGGCACGATAACTACATGGTGGGTAGTACAGTTCGTATCACCACTGTTGAGGTAGTAATCGAACGCCGCAATACGGTAGTTGACACCGCCGATAGTCCAGTAGTCACCGATGTATAAATCATCGAATGTACCAGCCTTGATAGCGGCATACTGGGCGGTAGTCACGGTGCTACCCAGCGACTTACCACGGTAAATTGCATTGTGCGCCCCGGCGTTGTTAAAGAGCAGAGGAGCGATTTTCGCTTCCGTACCCTCAACCGCCTTGGCTCTGAAATTGGCAAAGGTGATTTTCTTCAAGCCTGCGCCATCGTGAATCGGAATCAGACACGAATCGGTCGGTGCGGTGAACGCCGTGAGTTCCGTCACTTTCTTGGTTTCAATACTGATTGCACTCATTTTTATTCCTCCTTATATTTCCAATCTGCCACGATTGCATTACCCAAATCGTCAGCAAGAAGCGTAGTACCAGTGTTGTCAATCGCAACAGGTACAGTGAAAAGGTTCTTCAAGGTCATGTGTTCCAGTGCCGCCAAACGCTCGTCTACTTCGGTAATCTGATTTTGCAGACTTCCGGCAATATCCTCGTTCAGCTTACCTTTGATACCAGCAAACCATGTGTTAAATGCCGCAGTCTGCTCGCCCTCGTAGGTAGTCATGTGTTCCTCATAGGTCTTTTCGATTTGTGCCAAAGACGAATCGCCCTGTGCCTTGAGGTTGACGAAATACTGGGTCAGCTCTTGATAAGAACTATCACCCGAGCTTTTGAAAAGCTCCTTCTGCGTGGTGAAGTAGGTCTGAAACTCCTCATACAAGTTCGTGCCGTTTTCCAGCATAGACATGATGTAGTTCAGAGCTTCGTTCATACGGTTAGCGTCTTTCGCACCGAAGAAGGATTTCTCCTTATTGGTGTAGGTCGTAACATCGTTGAACGATACCGTACCATCGGAGTTATCGACCTGTGTGTATCTTTTCAGACCACTCCAAACAGCGTCCGTATAATCAGTAGGAAGTAATTTCCACGCCATTTATAACCCTCCCTTCATACCAAAATTCCATGTGAATGTCCTCCTTCCCTCACTCTCATTGGTGAGCCTGTCGTAAAGGTCAAGGATTGCTCCCTCCAAACGATTGAGTTCTTTGAAATCCATCGTATTACCATTGGCGGCATAGGTAGGAGCAGTGCCGTAAGACCTCTTGAGACTGTGGGTATTGATGGTAACGAGGTTCGCTTCCAGTGCATTGATTTCATCAGCATAGAAGTAGTCCTTTACGGTCTTATCGCTTCCGACAGACTGAATAGCGAACTCGTCATACATCTTGATAGCCAACTCACGGAGGTATTCGAGGTTGTTCTTAATTCGATTGAAGTCCACGGCGTTGAATCTGTCCCCGGTGTAAACACCATCGACAGTCTCACCGTTCCAATCGGTTTTCGGTGTAGACCACGACATTTTAACCTCCAATCCTTCGGGCGGTTACTCGACCCGAAAATGCTTGCTTGAAATTGACAGTGTGACGGTAGATATTTACCCTCATACCATCGTGAAACTCGTTTTCTTGATACACAATGTCGGTAGCGTCCAGCTCGGGATTTCCTCGAGTATCGTATTCGTACTCGATTCCGGCTGTGTAGTAATCAGCCAGCCATGCGGCAAGCTCATTCGCCATCGTGGTATTACTTATCAGAGGATTCTTCCACTTGACTGTCTTACCACGAGCATTGAGAGACACCGTAGCGTACTTCTCAACGATTTTGTACCGATAACCCTGTACCTCGAGCTTGAACGAGCCAGTGACATTGAATTTGATGGTAACGAAGTAGTTACTCCATGCCACTACGGTTGCCTTACCTTCGACTTCATCGAGCTTCACCTTATAACCATAGGAAGGGTCTTGAATGTAATAAGTCTCGACCTCACCAGCGACTACATCTATGTCCTCATAGACAAGGTTTTCTTCTCGATTATTCTCTTGGTAGGCGTAACATGGGACGATAACCTCTTTGATAAGCTCCTGTTTGATAGCTTTCGGGGAGGAGGTCATGTCCCGGCGATTCATGGTGAAATCCACAACATCGCTCAAACTGAAATAATTCAGTACGATACGGTTGTACGGCTCTGCGGTTTTTGTGAACTCAATCTTCATCACATCGAAATCATCGAAATCTCGAAGAATAATCGAAGTGGTGTTGATTTCGTCTTTCTCAACCGGGTATTCATTTACAGGCTCGCCACCCTTGTACGTTCTGATTGTGAACGCCGCCGGGAGAGCTGTACCGAAGACCAGCTTCAAACCGTAATAAGCTCGAATCACTTCCATCGTGATAGTAACGACAGGATTCTTTGTGAATGTTCCGTTTGCCCCGGAGATTTCCTTCGAGACATACCCGGTTGTCAGAGCCGCCTTGCCGTTTCTCGGAAGGAAGAACATCGTCCCATCGGTAGGGGTATAATTCCCGGCGAGGGTTGCATATTCGACCTTCGGTGTGTCCGTCAGCACGTTTGCGGCATTGGAGTAGGTCTCCTCGCCGTTGGTTGCGATGGAAGCACTCGGCATGAAATTCGACTTGATTTGAACCTTGCCGTCTCGAGACTGGGTGAGAACACATCGACAGGCATTTGCGATAATCTGCAATGCTTCTTTGTATTTCACTCTCGGAATCGGGTTGTTAGAGTAGAGCTTCTTCAAATGTGGGTCGATATAATACTCGGAAATCCCAGCGTCCTTCAAAATCTCCTCTGCCAGTGCGTAGTAGCTTTTACCAGCGGCACTATACAGACCCTTCACATACTCGCCGTCCATGTTGCGGAAAATGTCTTGGCAACGGATTGTAGCCGTGTTATCGTCACTTTCCCATTCGGAACACCACAGGTGGTTTCCTTGAATCCACTCGATAGTGTCAGAACCCGGGGTCTGATAACCGTACATAATATCCATTTCCTGTCCTGTCTCGAGGTAGTTGATAGCCGAGTTCGGGTTATCCACATTGAAGTAGTGGTCGTAGTTTTTCAGCGTTACCGAAAAATCGAACTGCGGAACATCAGCCCCGATAGGGGAAACGTAACTGTCAAGAGCAGAACTCATAACAGAATCGTTGTAATACACAAGTCCGTAACCGAACATGATAGAGTAGATACGCAAACGGCTTTGAGGATTCTTCATCTTGTAGAACACCAGCTTGATATAGGTTGTATTTTCCAATACTTCCTCGGTACTCCACTTTGATTTTGTATTCCCTCTAAACTCAATGGTCTGCCTGGTACTTCCGACAATATCGAAATCAACCGGGTAATTCTCACCGAAGTTAATCGTGAGACCCTTGAAATCCGTTGCGATTGTGTTCAAGCTGATAATCACTTCACATCGAGCTTCGGAAATCAGCTTGTCCGAGACAATCCCGGTATCATAGTATCTCCCTCCCTCGGTAGCCCGAGGGAGAAAGAACATAGAGCCATCTACTTTCGTGAACTCCTCCTCGAGAGTGGCATAGACCGTATCGTCAATATGCTCTCCGAAGATATTGTCCTTGTTCGAGTAGTAGGCATAACTGCCATTATCGACCGTAGCTTTCGCCTGTGCTTCTTGGTTCACAAGTCCGAAAGAAATCATAATGTATGCTCTCTCACGGAGAGAGGACTTCATGCTTTCTTTGTATGCTTTCGATACTTTCTGCATAAAACCCCTCCTTTACTCGCCAGTGTCGATAAGATTTACCTTGCAATTCCGATAATGCGTTGGAGTACCGTCTTCTGTCACCCAGTAGGGTTCTCCTGTACGGTCTCCGCAGTACATTCTTACGGTTTTGCGTTTATTTGTTACAGGGTCATTAAATTCGACATAGACGAAGAAATTGCTCAAGATAGAGAGAATCCGTTCCCATTGAGCCGCAGTGAGCCACGCCCACTCAAGCCCATCTATCTTGTACTGGTCTCGCCCAACTCTTTGACCTACAACAGCACCGTTAGCGTCTCGTCCGCTGTCAACCACGGTGGTTACGACTACGCTCACACCTCGTTTACAAGGTGGTAGCTCATAACCATTTATCGCTAAATATGCCATCGCTACACACCTCCTTTACTCGGTGAAGCTGAAACCGTTCGCTTCCTTCTGCGTGGTAACAGCGTCATTGATTGTACGGTTGCCGACCTTTACGATGGTCTGTTCCTTCTTGTCTGCCTGTCTCTTGGTATCGGTAGCGATTTCCTTGAGAGTAGGTTCGACATACTCGTGGTAGAACTCACGCATATTGCGAGACCACGAATCATCGGAATATGCACCGTCATAGGATTTCTTGGAATCTTCGTACACCGTCTGTGCCAGCGAGTTATAAGGGTCATAACCGCTTGCCGAAGCCAGCACAAGGTTGTCATTGATTCCGGCGGTACTTACGACAACGGCATTGATAATACCGTTCGCACAAGTCACAATGTCTCGAGACATGGACTGCCAGTACCCGGAGAACTGCGCCATACCGCTCACGATGGAGCTGTGCATGACAGAAGCAAGCTGGAATCGGTTCAGCACTTCGGTAGTACCATTTACATGACCCACCAGCTCTGCGCCGCTCTCACCAGCAACGAACATAGAGCCATGCGCCCGGTTCGTGCCGCCAGCATATTTCGGCATTGCTTTCCACATATTCGGAGTGATGATACCGCCGGAAGCGAACATCTTCACGCCGCCGTTCGCACCAACGATACCGCCGTTCGCCAGTCCGAAGAACTTCTTAATAGAAGTCCAGCCGGATTTGAAAAGCGAGATACCGACAGATACCGAAGTACCAACGAAGCTCGAGATAGAACTCCAACCGTTTTTCCATAGAGAGATACCGACACCTACGGTGTGGCTACCAATCCAGTTCTTAATCGTTGTCCACCCGGACTTGAAAAGCGAAATACCTTGAGCGATAACAGGAAGACTACCAATCCAGTTCTTTACGGTAGACCAGCCGGATTTCAGCAACGAGATTCCTTGCGAAAGCGTAGGAATGTTACCAATCCAGTTTTTAACCGTAGTCCAACCCGACTTGAGTAAGCTGATACCTTGAGAAAGAACCGGGATATTTCCAATCCAATTCTTAACCGTAGTCCAACCACTCTTGATAAGGCTGATTGCTTGGGACAGAGTAGGAATGTTACCAATCCAACCCTTTACTGTCTGCCAACCGCTCTTAATGAGATTGATTGCTTGGGACAGGGTAGGAATATTGCCGACCCAGTTTTTAACCGTTGTCCAGCCGGATTTCAGCAACGAGATTCCTTGACTGACAACCGGGATATTACCGACCCACTCTCTTACAGAGTTCCAGCCGGATTTCGCAAGACTTACTGCTTGCGATACTCCCGGGATATTGCCAATCCAGCCCTTGACCGTCTGCCAGCCACTCTTTGCGAGTGCGACAGCTTGGTCTACGGTAGGAATGTTGCCTATCCAGTTTTTCACGGTAGACCAGCCGGATTTCAGAAGCCCGACACCCTGTTTCACAGCCGGAATGTTACCAATCCAGTTCTTCACAGAAGACCAGCCATCTTTTACGAGCTTTACGCCAGTTTCAAGAGATAGACCGTCTTTCGTCTTGTCAGACCACCAACCCTTTACGTTGTCCCACCATTCCGAAGCATTGTTTTTTACTTCGGCAAGGAATTGAACAGGCTTGCTGTTCTTAACCTTCTTTTTGAATTTGTTCCACTCGTCAGATATATTTCCGAGAGCTTCCTTAATTCCGCTCACCATCGAACCCCAGCTAACAGGTTTTCCAGTAGCGAAGTCTTTGACCCCATCTGCAATGAGAGCAAGACCGAGAGGAATACCAACACCTGTCAGACACAGCATGAGACCGATAGCGAGTTTGCCGAGAGAACCAGCCATTGATTTAATCTTGGTAAAAACTCCCTTGATTTTTTCTTTGATGGTTTCCCAGTTAATAGCTACTACTGTACCGAGAGCCGCCGCACCCGATAATATCAATCCAACACCGAGAGGAATACCAACCCCGGTGAAGCACAGGATAATACCGATTGCAAGAGCCGCCGCCCCAGCGATAGCAAGTATTTTAGTAGTTACGCCCTTTAGCTTGTTTGTCAAAGTGTCCCAGTTAAGAGCCACAGCCGTACCGAGAGCCGCCGCACCAGCGAGGATAAGACCTACGCCGAGAGGAGTTGCAACTCCTGTGAAAGCGAGAATCATACCTATGGCAATGGAAGCCGCCCCAGCAATGAGAAGAATCTTCGTAGTAACCTTTCTGATATTGTCCGGCATACTATTCCAATTCAAACCGACCGTTGCGGCAAGACCGACAGCACCAGCGGCAATCATCGCAATACCCAGCCCGGTTGCAACTCCTGTCAGAGCGAGGATTGCACCGACACCGATTAAAGCACCGCTCACGATAGCCACAATGCTTAGTACGGATTCTTGAACATCACCTGTTAAGGAGTTCCAGTTCAAAGCTACTGCCGAAGCGACAGAAACCGCACCAGCGGCAATCATCGCAACACCGAGAGGAACGTTTACACCAGTCAGAGCGAGAATTGCACCGAATGTCAGTAATGCACCTCCAACAATGGTTTCGAGCATACCGATTGTCCTACGGAGAGGGTCAGACATCGAATCCCAGTTAAGACCGATTGCTGTAACCATGCCGACAGCACCAGCCGCCATCAATGCGATACCGAGAGGAACATCAACGCCAGTAAAGGCGAACAATGCACCCATAGCCAGCAACGCACCGCTCACGATTGCCGTGAGAATGGACAGAGCGTTCGACAGGTCTCCGTTGAGGAACTTCCAGTTAATTACAGCCGAAGTACCGAGAGCCGCCGCACCAGCCACCATGAGACCAGCACCGAGCGGTACATTGACACCCGAAAATACAAGGAAAGCACCGATAGCCAACAGGAAGCCGCCCAGTACCCCGGTAACGAGGGTAAGTACCTTCGCCAACCGTTCCGACATTCCGTTCCAGTTTGCCATTACCGAAGCCGCCAAACCGACAGCACCAACAGCCATAAGACCGAGACCGAGAGGAATGTTCGCACCAGTGACAACAAGGATAGTACCGATTGCCAGTAAGAATCCGCTGATAACAGCAGTGATTTCCCACATAGCGTCCTTAATCATCTGAACGATTTCGTCAACCTTGGAAGTGATTGCGTCACCGAGGAAATCGTAGGTAGGAAGGTCAATGCCTAAATCCCCACCGCCGATACCAGCACCCGAGCCGCTACCGCTTCCGCTGGAACTATCGTCTTTAGACAGGACGTTCAGCTCGTCAATACCGAGCAGAGCATTTTTCAGCTTCTTAGCCGCTTTCCCGGCTTTACCCAGTCCATCGGAAGCGTCCCCGGCGTTGTCAGCCAAATCGCCAACCGCAGAAGCACCAGCAGAAATGCCGGAATAATCTACCTCCGGGAGTTTGAATCCGAACAGACTTGCGATAGAGTTTGCCAGCATACGGACAATCTTCGCCAAAGCGATTGCATACGGTAATACTGCGTTCAGAGCCGGGATAAAGATATTACCCAAAGCCCTTGCACACTGCGTAACCTGTGCCTGTAAAACACGAAGCTGGTTAGCCGGAGCGTTCAGAGTACGAGCCATATCACCTTGAGCGGTAGTTACCTGTGTCATAATTGCGTAGTAACGCAACTGCGACTTTTCAGCCTGTGTCATAGCAGAGACCTTTTTCTCGATACCGAGAGCAAGAGCTTCCTCTTGCAGTCTTGCAACAGACAGGTCGTAACCCAGTCTACGAAGCGGCTCAAGCTCACCAGCAATGCCGGACTGTAACTTCTGCATTGCGTCCTCGAACGAAATGTTAAAGAACGAAGAAATGTCGTAGCCGAGCTGTGTGAGGTTCTTGGACATAAGGTACGCTTTATCGCTCGCCACACCGAAACCTGTAATGATGGTGTTGAACACACCTTGATTTCGCATGAACTCGCCCGGGTCGATACCGAGAGCTTCACTGACCGCTTCTGCGTATTTCTGTGCTTCCTCTGCATATTCACCCATAGAAGCGGTAAACAGGTTCAAATCCTCAATGTACTGGTTGGACTGTGTTATCCACGAAGCGATTACTCTCGCACCAGTACGCACAACACCCATAGCCATTTTGATTTTGGCATACAGATTCATGTAACTATTTGCCGCCTTATTGTTCTCTTGCGAGATTCTGTTCGTGACGGTAATAGCTCTCTGAATGTTCGTAGGAAGACGATTGAACGCCGCAGTTACAGCATTGAGCTGATTTGTCAGCGGAGCAAGAGCCGTAGACAACTGCTGAATCTGACTGGTGAACTTAGTCATATCCATGTTGTCGAGGGTGTCTGCCAGCTTCGGTAACTTATTGAGCGCATTGATAATGGACTTTAGCCCGGAAGCGTTCAGATTGTTCAACGGTTGAAGTGCTGTACCCAGCTTCTCCATAGCACTGAAATCTACACCAGTGAGGGAAGCGGCGGCACTGCCGATATTTTGAAGCTGATTTCCGATGGAAGACGAAATCTTGAGACTGCCGAGACCTTTCAGTTTTTCCAAACTGGAAGCGAGCTTGTCAATCTTGTCTGCCCCGGAACTATCCATGCTTTTAAGGGCGGTATCGAGATTGCGTACTTGATTTGCAACGCTTGTTAATCCGACACCGCCCCTAACTGCATTTTTGAGTTTGGACAAAGAAGCGGAAAGAGCGTCTATACCAGCGACAGCCGAGGTGGAACTCGACTGAACTTCCAATTCGAGTTGTTCGATTGTAGTAGGCATAAAACTCACTTCCTTTCTTGTAACTGCTTATTTGCCTGTACCATATACGCTTGCATATAGCGCAGACCCTTTTCAGACTTAGCCTTTTCCTTCTTGAGTTCTGCTTCCTCCACCGTCTTTTTATTGATGGGATATGCTTCCTCGACATAAGGTTGGGCTTTCGTTCCCTTTTTGGCGAAAGCACGAAGAATCGGAGACAGACGAGAAATAGCGTCATAGATGTACATACCCTGTAACCACATTTCTTGATTGACCCTCTCTTTGCGAAGCTCCTCCGCTTTGCGGTAGGACTTCACGAGAGTGGAATCTCTATCCCAGTATTGTTCTTCCGTCATGCCTATTGATAAGTAATAGGGGAACTTTGCGAGAAAAATCTCCGAATAAGAAGGGGGAGCAGAGCGATTCTCACGCTCGCTCCCCTTGTTAGCGGATTCATCTGTCAACAGCGAATCACTTACCAACTCGCTGTCCAGCTTACGTTTCCCTCGGATTCCTCGGGTTCTTCGACCAGTGCCATAATCGGCTCGTTGTACATTTCTGCCAGCTTACCGATAAGCTCCTCCTTGTTCGTCATGTGAGAGAAGATTTCGTTGATAACTTCCTTCTTCTCGAAACGATGATGTGCGAGGAACGCACCTTCAAACAGTGCCGGGAGAGTGGACATAGGCTTGTTCTCGACCTCTGCCGCAACGAAGCCCTTCTTCTCCATTTCCGTAACCGTTCTGCGAGTGAACTCAAGGACATATTCTTTATCCTTGAAAGTGAATTTCAACTGCTTTGCCATGATGATTTATCCTCCTTATTTTTCCTTACTCTGCGTCCATGCTGATAACAGTAGACGGAGCGATAGTGATAGTCATTTCGACAACCTCATTCGTGCCGCCGCCATTAGCATAAACAGACAGAGAGCCTTTGAACTTGAACTTACCGCTGTCACCAGTAGGAGTGACGGTATCGCCAGCTTCCGTACCACCGAACCAAACGGCGAACTCCTTCTCTGTACCTTCCAGTGCTTTCAGCTTCTTGTACTCCTCGAGAGTATAGTTCGCAGTGAACTCAAGAGAATCGAGGGACTGAATACCCGGAATGTAAGTCTGCATTTTGTCAGACAGAGTAGTAGTTTCCAGCATTTCCGGCGCACCGCCGAGGTCGGGAAACTCCTTAATGTCAATCAGCTTCTCCCATGCGGAAGTGTTCTTCTGCATGAGAAAAATCTTGTAAGTGCTAATAGCCATGCTTGTTTACCTCCTATAAATAGTTTTGTTTTTAGAGACGATAGCCCTGTATCGAGCCACCATTCTGTAAACCGTTGCGTCTTCCTCGTTGGGAACAGGGTTCATAAGGGTTCGTGTGAAACCGAGTGCTTCCATCTTGGAATCAATGAGAGCGATGATTGCTTTACATTCAGTCTTCTTACCACTCGTTTTGTTAGAGTAGACATTGACCTCGTAAAGCACCTGTGCGTGGTTTTCGATACACCCGGAATCTCGAGTGTTTCGATAAACTTGATTGTCTGTCTCAATGAGAGAGACACAAGGGAAGGAAGGTGGAGACTTGACATATTCGCCAGTCATATAGATTTTCGGGTATTTCTTTCGCACCTCTGCGGACACGATACTGAATACCTCTGTCTCAATGTCAATCACCCGAACACCTCCTTTGCGATAGACTGAATATCATTGCAAACGGTGGTGATTGCAAGAGCCATCGGCATACGAGCCGGAGTACCACGAGATAGCTTCAATTCGCCATTTTCGTAGAATCCCCAAACTTCTTTCTTGCCGTTACCCTTACCGAATCCACCGATTGTCATTCCCAGTTCCGCACCGTGAGGGTGAGGGGACGAACCGGGAGAGCCATTATGATAGACACCAGCACCAAACTCAACCCACACAGCGTCTTCACCACTTGCGACAACGACAGTAACCGACCCTCGATTGTCAACCGACACATCGACTTGTGCGTATCGTGGAGAAGTTTGCCCTCCTTTGAGAATAAGCTCGTCAACGATTGCACCGCTGAATCCGCTTTTCGCTTCATCAGCCAGCCGCTCGGCTACTTTCTCTCGGAGGAGTTCTGTTTTTCTAAGGATTTCTTGTTTGTAATCAGCCAGCTCTTTCATAGCTCGGTTGATTTCACTCGTTGACAATCCGAATGAGATAACTTTTCTACCCACTGACAGTCACCTTGCTTATCGCAACCGATACGCTGTTCAAGCTCTTGGCTACCTTCTTGACGATATAATCGTGAGGAGTAATGACCTCACCATCATCGTTCGTAACCAAAGCCCCGGTTTCATCAACCTGTGGCGTTTTATCGACCCATAGCACTGTGTACTCGTCAATAGGGGGAGCGCCCGTCCCCATGACAATTACCTTGTCATAGCTCTCGCTTTCTCCAAACTGTCGGGTGCTTGTTTCACCCTTGGCGGCAGAGATATTAGCGGAGAACTCTACCGGGTTGTCTCGAATGATTTCATATTCCCCTGTAACATTTCCGTATTCGTTCGTCTTAGGGACTTTCTCTTTGTACAGAGCGTAGAAGAATTTGCTCTTGTTTCGTTCCATCATTCTCATTTAATCACCCCCACATGAGGAGTAACCACCTTGAGCATTGAGGAAGGAATATCAGCATTTTCATAGCTTCGGGAGATACCGTTCTCGGAATGAGAGGTCTGACCCTCTGCACCACGCTTGTTCAGCATATAAGCGGCAATCTCGCATTGGAGAGTGTCATACTGTGCCGGAACTTCCGTTACGCTGGAATCATACGGATATGCTCGATTGATGATTTTACGACCAGCCAGTTTGAGATAGGTGGACAGCACTTCGTCACTGTCCGAACCACCGACCATCGCTTTGAGAGCAATCAGCTTTTCTTCCTCGGTCATGTTGTCCACCTCCTTTACTTAGGCAATCTCGTAGAAACCTTCGGTCTTCGGGTCGGTCTTAGGCTTACCAACGATGTAGCCGTTATCGGTCTTAGCGTAGTAAACCTTGCCATCGGAAACCGTAGTGTCCTCAGTGGCAGTAGCAGTACCCTTGAAAATCTTGACTGCCTTGGTAGCGTCAGTCAGAGCCGCAAGGTAATACTTACGAGACCAAATCGTGTTCTGACGAATATCGCCGTTACGGTCAGTCTCAACCTCGACACCCTTCTTATTGAAGATGGTAACTGCCTGTCGAGTAGCAACCACGATAGTACCCTTCGTAGCGTCCTTCTTGGTGTAGATATTCACGCCACCAACAGTACCGATGTAGCCAGCACGAGCGAACGCTTCCACATACTTGAGGTCTTCTGCGAGGTTCTTACGAAGCTCGGCAGTATCGCCCGGGTGTACGAAAGCGAAAGTCTGCGGAGCAACCTTCTCCGGCTGATTGTCAGTGCTTTCGATGTTCAGATTGGCAACAGCGTCCACAAATGCGGCGAAGTCAATCTTCGCAGTAGGAACGACCATGGTAGCCTTCTTGAACTCGCCATACACATCGCCGTTTACGGTATTGAACATATCAGTACCCATGTGACGAGTGCCGACAGGAACGAGCATAGGGTCGGTCATTTCCTGTTCGTCATAATACTGGAACTTGTTCTGTGCGAGCTGAATCTCGTACTCCTCCGGGGTGAAAGAAACCTCAATGCTCTTGTTGTTACCTTCGCCCATTTTCAGCTTCTCCGTACCAGCGGTAGCCTTGTAGACGTTAATCTTGCGCTTCATACCAGCAGTACCCACGAGAGAGTTATCAACAGTACAGAACTGCTGTAAATCGAGGTGGGAATTGAACTGGTCTTCTACCTCATTGGAGAGATAGAAATTGTCATAAATCTTATGAGCCATTACTCATTACCTCCTGTATCGTTATTGGTGTAGAGGGCTTTATAGTCCTCGGGATTCTTCACAGAATAGTCATAACGCTCCTGTGGAGACATTTTGCGGAGCTTCTCAAGGGTCATTGTCTTGGAATCTCCGTCCCGGGTCGGTTTCGGTGTATCTTTAAGGGCTTCCGCACGAACCTTCTTCTCGACATTCTCAAGATGTTTCTTCTGATTGGCGAAGACCTTCTCGGTATCACCATCAGCCATTGCTTCTGCGGTAGCGTCAGCCAGCTTCTCCTCGTAACCCATGCCGAGCAACTTTGCCTTGAACTTGGAAACTTCGCTTTCACGGAGCAGTTTGTCGTACTTGGACTGTAACTCCTCACGTTCCTCCTGTTCCTTCTGCTTTTTCTGCTCGTCCTCGGTGAGCTTTTCATTCAGCTCCTTCTTCTTAGCCGCAAGCTCGGAAGCTGTCTTATCGAAAATATCCTTCTTTACATATCCGCTGTAATCGGGGTCTTCGGTCTCGAACGCTTCAAGAGCGGCGATTTTCTGTTCCGGGGTCATGTCGGCATAGCCGTCAATCTTTCTAATGTCAATCTTTGCCATGTTGAAATCCTCCTGTCTTTTAATGTCTTCTGTGACAATGTTTGCGGTTTAAGTCTTCTCTGACTATTGCGATTTAAGGCTTCTCTGCCTATATTCACAGCGGCTTACCGCTTAAATATCGTTATTGTCCGGGTCATTATCATCGTCCCCGGAATCATCGGGAGCGGTCTTCTTAGCCAGTTCAGCGGCTTTCTCCTGTTGCTCCTCGTAATACTTCATGCTCATGGTGTAAGCAGATTCAGCGTCAGAGAACATTCCGCTATGCTGGAACGCCAACTGTGGGTGAATCTTAGGCTCTTGAAGCATGGAGATAAGGACTTGAGACTTACTCTGAATGGCTTCGTAGTTACGGCGAGTAAACTTCATATCAATGTCACTCAACTTGAGCGTGAGACCGCCGAGGTCTCGACAGATACGAAGAACCAGCTTGAGCATTTTCTTTTCTGCTCGCTTGAAGACATTCTCGCTGTCCTTTGCTCGAGCTTCTGCGTCAGACCAACCATCACGGAGCAACACGGCAGAACCAGTGTCACTTGTGGAAGAACCACCGTTACGGTTCGGCATACCGCAGATAGTGAGCATTGCGTTGTAGTAATCGTCCTTGAGGGTCTGCGATTGTGTCTGATTCAGCTCTGTGGTGACTACACCAACATCAGCGGCTTGTCCGTCCACGGACTTCACCTTGATTGCGCCGAGCTGTAAGAACTCCTCGTATTCCTCCTTGGTAATGTCGCAGTTAATGAACTTAATAAAAGCCTGTACCAACTGCTCCATACCGTCCATACGGTTACTTTCCACATTGTTGATTGCGTCCAGTAGAGGAAGCACAATCTCAAAAGAACCGAGACGAGCATTGTTTCCCGGGTACTCGATAATCGGAATCATGTCGAGGGCATGAGGTTTGGATTCCACCAAAATGTCTCCGTCCACGAGGTAATAGCGATTCTCGGTATAAATCGAGTAGTGAAAAATCTCGTTATCGTCCTTGCTGTACTTAACCGCCATCAGCGGTTTGTTACCGATTTCGTTTGAATACACAACGAAGGTGTCTCTCGGGTCGAGAGTGTAAAGCTCAAAAGGAGCTTCGTCTTCCTCACCCGGTTCATCGGGAAGGACAAGACGGAACGCCGTACCACAAATCATCTGCCACTCGACAAGTTCTTGGTCTTGAGCGGCTTTGTCCTCTGCGAACATATACTCGTTGAGGGTGTTAATCTGCTTTACGATTTCCTCGCCACCATTACGGCTGACATACTGAATCGGCTCGCCACACAGATACCCAACCTTAAAGGACACGATTTCGTTTGCACGATTTTCGGTAATCTTATTGCAGATTTCGGGGCGAACGTCTTTGACACGGTTTCTGATTGGCTGGTCTCCACGGTAATACTTCCACAGGTAGTCAATCTCACTGCGGTTCAACTCGTGAGTAGCGAGAGCCTTACGGAGAACATCGACCACGTTTTCGTCCGTGATTTCTGTTACGCTGGTCTTGATAATGCGCCGACCGCTCATAAATCGTGTCTGACTTAGATACTTCGGCTTGCTCTCGTCAATTTGATGTGCCACGTTCCTTCCTCCTTTCTGCATACAAAAAATGGGTGCATGACTGCTTGAGGTCTAAATTACCTCGTGCAATCATGCACCCATTCAAACTCGTTCTTCTTACCATATCATAATACCACAAGATATAGTAGAAGTCAATACGCTAACACACTATATGTTGATAATTATGTGGAAAGTGTGGATAACTCATACGACCTGTGTTACCACGGTCTCTGAAATACCTCAACCCTTGCGCCGGACAGACTTTGTGCGAACTCTGCCAGCATAGCCATACCATCGGGAACATCATCGTGCTTGTTTTTACCAGCCACAGTGTAAGAGCCGAGCATATCCATCATGCGACCATAATCACTCTGACGTTTATACAGGCTATCGTCTTTGAACAGACAGTGTTCCTTGACCCACGCACTGTTGACGATGATTTTTGTCTCCTTATTGGCAGTAGTGAACTTGGTCGTAATGCGAGTGATACCACCACGCTTCTTGACCTCGTTCTGTACCTTCTCGGCAACACGACCACCAGCGGAATTGCTCTCGAAACGGCACATTTTGACCTTACAGCGGAGCAGTATGTCCACCAATCGAGCGTCAACTATGTTCGGTAAGCTGTTGTCACAGACGCAATCGTCAATGTAGTAGTCATTGCCGTACACATACGCCGCCGGGAGGAAAGCGTAGTCAGAACCCTTGTCCTTGGTATCACAGATACCGATAATAGCGTCCGGGTCTTCTGCCGGAAGCTCGAAGTATCGGCGCAGTTCGTCCACATCGTAGAGCAGACCCTCACGCTCGATAGGCTGATTCATAAACAGAGCCTTGAAAGACGCTTCATCAAGGTTGTTCCTCATATCCTCGAAATAGTTACGGCTGAATCCGACACCGTAGGTGTAATTGAAATTACTCTCACCGTCTGCGTCCAGTGCCGGAAGGACAATAAACTTCGCTCGGGAATCACCACCGTACTGATTCTCCAATCGACCGATAACATCATGGACAGACCATCGGGTAGCGATATGAATTTCCTTCGCACCTTCCTTTTTTCGAGATTTAAGGTCATTGGTGTAGGCACTCCACAGCTTATCCAATCGCTCCTTACTCATAGCTTCCTCAATGCCGGAACACAAGTCATCGGCGTAGAGGATTTTGTCACATCGGGTAGCACCAGTCAGTGAAGCATTGATTGCTCGACAGGTGAGTGTAGAGAATCGGTGCTTCTTGTGAAGGTCAATGGTTTCCTCCTTGGAGTTCGTTGCCGCCATTTTTACTCCCGGGAACACATCAGCCCAAAGGTACTCGCTGTCGGTGATAATCTGATACACACCATCATAGAAGGAGCGTGTCAGCATACCCGAGTGAGCAGAAGCAAGGGACTGTGAATCCGGGAATCGACCCATGACCCACGACAGGAAGAAGATACCGAGAGTGGACTTACCAGTACCGGGCGGCATGGAAATCGTAAGTAAATCCAGCCTATCGTCAATCAAATCTTGCATTGCCTGTACGACAGGGTGCATGACCTCACGGCGAGGGACATAGAACTTCTTGTCCGGCTCACGTTCCCATTCGACATAGAGTAGATAGCTTTCAAAATCGAATGGAGCGGCGGCAAGCAAAACCTTCTTGTGAAGCATGAACAGGGAGCGAAGCTCCTTGTCTGTTTCAGACTGCGGAATCCGATTCTCGATAATGTCTGACAGCTTTTTCAGATACTCCACGGATAGGGGAATGTCTGTCTTCTGTGTCTCGAGACAGATATGGTATAAATCCTCATAGGCTCTGACCCCTTCCGGGGTCTTTTTGATTTGCCCGAGAATTTTTTCAAGTAACTCTTTCATAAATACCTCCAAACAAAAAGAGAGTGCGTCACCGTTCAGAGAATTAAATCTCTGTGCGATAACGCACCCTCGTCATTAAAATCTTTTTCTTCGTTTTCGTTTCCCTCGGTGGTGAGACTGCTCATTCATTTTCACAATCTCATAGAGTACCGCAAAGGGAAATATCAATATTGCCAGCACCCACATAGGCTCATTCCTCCGTCAATGGGATTTCGACCTTCTCGCCGCCGGACAGCTCCACCGATACGGTAGAATCATCGTCAAGCTCGAATAGCCACACCACATCAGCGGTCGTGCCGCTCTGTACGCTGGAATCGCACTGCACATAACCGTTGGTTCTGTCACCTGTCGGGACAAGCGGTGACAATTCGACACCGTTCTGAAATGCTTTGACCGACACTTCATCAGCCGGGACAGCAGTTTCGGAGCTGTCGTTGGTGTACTGCGTATAGACAGCCACACAATCGTACTGCTCGAGAACAGTGAGTTTTTCTCCGCTGACATACGAGACCTTGTGTTGTGGTTCAGCTCCACACCCGGAGACCGCCAGCATAAGCACTCCGGCAAGCATAATAGATAGCATTTTCTTCATTTCTACACCTCCAATGGGAGAATCGGTGAGTGTACGCCCTGTACCCAGCCCATGTCTCCATATTTGTACTTACCCTCATAGAAGGGGCGATTAGATAGGATTCCTCGAATGGTGGACGGCTGAAATCTCTTGCCTTTTCGGGTTCGATACCCACCATCATATAGAATCTCGCAAATGTCCAGCAAAGAGGTGTGATTCTCGTCATGCTCTCGGAATACCGTCTCCACGATAGGTCGTTCTTCCGGGTTCTGCATGAGCATACCGTCTACGCAGTAATAACCATACGGCTTGTTGCCGCCGGAGTACCCACCGCACTGTGCCTTGAGAGACCGTCCACGCCCGGTACGCAGAGCGATGTTCTTTCGCTCCTGTTCCGCAACGAACATCAGCAGAGAGCGGTAGATATTGGCGAAATCGTCACCCTCCGAAAAATGCTCCTCGGTAGACAACAGCTTCACGTTCCGCTTCTCGAGCGTGTAGAAGTAATAGAAATACAATTTTGTGTCACGAGCAACACGGTCATTCTTGAACACAATCACGGCTTCATGTGCCGGGAGCTGGTCTGCATTGTAGAGAATCTTGTCCAGTTCCGGGCGGTTGTCCTTCGCACCGCTGATTGTATCGGTCAGCCAGCATACAATTTCAAAATCATTCCTGTCGGCATAATCAGAAATCGCCTGTTTCTGTACCTCGATACCGTATTTATCGTCCGCAGACTGTTCCTCCGTAGATACACGGATATAACCAATCGCTTTCACGAGATATTCACCTCCTCAAGTAGTAAAAGTAGTAGAAAATCAAAAATTGCGGTAACTTTTGCTATATATGCGTGTACTAAGAGGAAGTTACACGCAAAATGCTGTTTTCAACTACTTTAACTACTTCAATCCTTCTTTTCGTAGGTGAGAACGATGTTATAGCCGAGAGCGTCCATCATTTTCACGAAGGTATCGTTCACGATTCCACCATTCTTCTTGAGAACTCGGTTGATGTACTGTCCAGTAGTGCCGATTTCTTCACCCAACTGCTGTTGTGTCTTCCCAGCTTCGAGGAGCTTCACCTTTACATCAACTTCAATGTTATTCTTAACCATGTTTTGACCTCCTGTTTATTGTTTGTGATACGAGTATAGCACGAGAAAGGAAGATTGTCAACACTGATAGGATAAGAAATTATCTTTTATAGGGTCTTTTTATTTTTTGAGAATATTCAGCGTACTCCCTCGCCCGGTTTCGCCCCTTGTCAATCCCCCTCCGGGGGTGTACCCACAGCCCCACAGAAGCCCACAGAACGCCCGGAACGCCGCCGGGGTACATCAACCCACACCAGCAAGAAAAACGCCGTAGAACTCCAACAGAACGCCCCACAGCGTACACCAGCCCAAACCGTACCGACACAGCACGAACCGAAGCACCGACACCGAACCCGGGCGGCTATTCAAGATTACACTTTACAGCAACCCGGACGAAGTAGCCGCCCATAGGGTAGCCCCAACGGAGACCCACAGACAGCCCCACAGAGAGCCGGAACGCCGCCGGGGTGTAATGGGGTAGCCCAGCAGACAGAAGCCACCCACAGCGGCGCACAGGCGGCACAGAGGGCAACAGAAAACGCCCCGAGCCGAAGCCCGGAGCGTTGCGCCTTATTTATTCATTTTTAACAGGTCAGCGAAGACCACGAACGGAAAAATTAAAATGCAAAGTAAAATCAAATCTTTTCACCCCCTTATTGAACCGTAAAACGGCGGTATGTTGTCGGGGTGCTGTACTCGGTGAATAAATCCGGGTACACTTTACGGAAGCCGGAAGAATCGAACCGGGATGAAGTAACCGCCTTGTATGTCGCTTTGCTCGCTCCCTCTGTGACCGTCTCCCGGTCTCCCATGATTGCGAGAATGTCGGTTTTTATACTGTCGTTCATCGCTTCCAACTCCTCTATCAATCTCTTGTTTTCTCTGTACTCGTTGCACAGCTTTTCAAATGCGCTCATGTTGTCAACCTCCTATATATCTATAATCGTACTGCGTGACCGTTCCCAGCGTTGCCGCTGTGGGTGCTTCCCCTGTGAATCTGTCAACCTCTCGAATCGGAATATAAAACGCCGTATAACGCCCGGTTTCCTTCCCTCGGAGATTGTAGAACTCGAAAGCGTTTAACGCTTCTTCAAATGTTGCGGCGGCTTTGCCGCTTATGCTGGTTTCCGGGTGGTAAGGGTAGCCCGGGCGAAGATTCACCGGGCAAAGCATAACCCGAAGACCATTGTTATAAGCTCGCCGGGCGGCTTTCTTGTCTATCCGCTGGAAGGTATAGCCGCCATCTGTGAACGTGTATTTTTTCATTCTTCCTCGCTCTCCTCTCCCTCGTGGGCTTCGTTGAAATCGTCCTCGATTTCCTCGAGAGCGGCGGCGATACACTCGCCCAACAGGTAACAACGGATTGTTACGTCTGCGGCTTCCGCTCCGTGGGTGATTAAGTAATCCGCACCGCTTCCGAACTCCTCGAGAGCTTCCCCGAGTAAATCGAGGTTGTGACAGATGTTTTCTTCTGCTTCGTAGGTGTTGAACGTGTACGAGCCGGAAGCGTTCCCGGTAACGCTATCCTCTGTGAAAAGAACCTCGTTTAAATGCTCTTCCAACTCCTCGAGGGTGTCGAAATCCTCGAAATTGATTTCATTGTTGATGTATTCTAATACATCGTCCTTAACTGCTTCTCTGTAATCGTATGCCATAATTGAATACCTCCTATAATTTATCCTGTGAAGATTGTTTCTTGTCTTGCTGTGATTATAAGATAACACACACGAGATTATTTGTCAATACTTTTCAGATAAAAATTTATCTTTTCTGTGTTACTTGAATCAAACGACCAAACCGGGCAACATTCCAACCCGGGAGAGCGGCGGCGATTTCGTCCATATAATCAGCGGTGCGCCTGTTTTCTTGCCAACTGTCGGCGGCTGTCTGTCTGCCTGTGCCGCTTCCGTCTCCCTCATATACTGTAATCAGAAGGGCGGCGGCTTTCGTGGCGGCGAGCCGTACCACATCACCCCGGGCGGCTTCGCTGTCGATAACATTAAGCACGTTTGAAATCACCGCCACATCATACGACCCGGCGAGAACTGCGGCGTTATGTTCCGGCGTTCTATTGAATGGGTCATAAATGGAGACCGCCGCACCGTAAACCCGGGCGGCTTCTGCGGCTGTATCGAACCGACCGCCGCCGATGTCAACAACCGTTTTCCCGGTCATAACGTTAACGGCTCTTTTCATACTGTAAACCGCCGGGACTTTTGTGCTGTTTATGCTGGTTTGCTTGCTGGTGAATCTCTGTTTCATTGTGAACCCTCCTATATTATCCGATTTGTGTTGTTTCTTGTCTGAATCTGATTAGACATTAACACAAATAAGATTGAATGTCAATACATTTCGGATAAAAAATTATCCTGTGAAGATTGAAAATTGCATTATATAGGAAGAAACCCGAAACAGCCGCCCGGGGTACGTTTTGCTTTGTTGCATTAAAGCATTAAAGAGACGAGTGCCGTGTCCGGCTGATTTTCTGAAAATTTCCGTAAATTTTTGCATAGAAAAAGCCCCGGGAAATCCCGGAGCAGTTTCATAGTCGAAAGTCGCTCGGCTGATAGTCGGAAAGTCGGAGCGTGGGCGAAAGTCGCTTAGTCGCTTGTGTCCTCGTCAGAGTTGCTTGCTGAAAGTCGCTTCTGCTGGTCGCTTGCAATGTAGCGTTCTCTAATTTCATCAGCGGAATAGTCGTTGTCGTTCTGCTGATTTGGTGTGAGAACGTACTCGGTTTTGTCTTGATAGCCATAGTTGTTCTTGCCGAGGAAGATACCAGCTACCGGGTTGACCTTGCCGGAGTTCATGTAGGATTCCCACAAATTTTCGAGCAAAAAGTACGCCTTTTTAATGAGGTCGGTCACGCCCGGCGGCAACGCTGTCTTATACCCTGTACTTCCTGTTGGAGCATTGTGTGTGATAGCCCACAACGTCTGTCTGCTCATGCCATTCAACGCCATTGCCATACCAGCAACAGTCGGTTTCATATCAGCGTTCGCATACAACGCAAAATAGTCGGAAAGTCGTTGTTGAACCTCCGATTCACTTTCCATATCAATGTTTGGCATATTGAACAGTGCCATGTTGACACTCAAGAACTTCGCATTGTCCCCAGCGTCAAGGTTGAACCCATTCGTACCAATCACAGGAGAGTTGCCACCCCTCGGCTTACCTTTCTTCTTAGGCTTCGTCTCTTTCTTTCCAGTAGTCGCAACGGCTTTCGTTCCGACATTCTCCTCGCTGGAAACAGTCTCCTTAGTCGCAACAGTCTCCTCGGAACTGTCTGTTAACAGCTTATCTATATCCATTTCAGTCTCCTTTCTTCTTATTCTTATTGCAGTAGTAGAAGTAGTTGAAAATCGGTTTTTGCGTATAACTTCTATATATAGGGATTTTTCTATATAGAGGAAGTTACACGCAATACCTTTAGAACAGCTACTTTAACTACTGTAATAATAAGAATAACTCGTTCTTATGAAAAGATTGTTTTTCAATCCTTTTCAGATAGTTCGATAAATGTCGTTTTTGATAATTACTTATCCGTTTTGTGTTAAATGAAGTTTTTGCTCTCGTAGTAGTCAATCACTCGCTTAACCTCAACCGATTTCAGCACAACGATTCTGTAATCTTTACCGCACTTCCTCTTAACCCAAAAGTCGTGTGCGGCTTCTGCGATAGAGCTGTAAGTGAGCATTTTCGTATTGCTGGTACGCTGGTGAGGAGGGCGGTATCGGTAGTCTGTGCCATACAAAAACTTCCCGGTCTTAATGTTCTGAATCGCAAACATCGTCTACCTCCTTATCAGTACCCCCGAACGCTTCTTTGATACATCTGCCGAACTCTTTAAGAGCCACACCAGCAGAGTAGGCGGCAAAGTCGAAGGTCTTCTCAATCTCGGGGTAACGACTGCGGACGTATTCAGCAAGTATGTCGTTTCGTGTCTTCATTTTCCAACTCCTCCTCGAGAATCTTTTCAAGCTCCCTCGTGCCGACAGCTTTCATGTAGGTGTGCGGAGCTTTGACGGTAGATACCTTGATTGCACTCTCCTCGATACGAGCCTTGAGACGTTCCAACAGAGAAGCGTTCTCTACCTTGACACCGTGATTGAAAAGTCGTATCTCGTCCTTCTTGAGCCATTTCTGCCACTTACCACAAGCGGAGCAATAAAGCCCGGTCTGATTTCCGTGTTCCTCGGTGAAGAACTCCTTGCCACCACATTTGCAAACCATATTCATAACAGTGTCCTCCTTTACAGCTCGTAGTAAGATTTTACCGACTTGCCGATTTCTACCGACAGCTTTGCGGCAATGACACGAGCGTGTTCATATTGGGCTTTTACACCAGTTTTATAAGTACCTTCCCATTTCTTATCCGGGTGCTTTGCGGCTTCCCGGATATTGTTGTCGTTGTCAATGAGAAGGTCAGCTTGGTACAGGTTCAAGAGCCGTACCAACTCCTGTTTTTCTGCTAACTGCATTGTGATTCCTCCTTACCTTGAGACTGCCGCTGATAAAAGCTGTGAAGAATACTCTTTGCGGCAAGAATCCCTTCTTTATAACCGTCCTCACGCTTGAAGTTCCCGGTACGTCCATAGGGGTTGTTTTCGGATTTCTTGGTGAGAGCGTCTTGGAGAGCTTCATATTCCCATTGCTTCATACCTCAACCTCCTTCAAGTCCTCCTTGAGAAGAAGCAGAAGCTCCTTCAAATCAGCAAGGGTGAACGCTTCCTTGTTACAGGTGTTGGTTCTTCCCAAATGCTTATACCAGTTGATAATCGTGCCGCTGTCACGATGAATGATATAGAACTCGTCCTCCCAACGATAGAGAAGGAAGTTGTCGGTGTTCTGTGGATAACCGCACATCACATCAATGTCTATGATTTCATCATCGGTGAAAACTTCTCTGAACACTTTGCAGAAATTGTCCCTGTCAAAGTGATACTGTGGAAGGGTTTCGAGATATTTACTCATTACAGCACCTCCTTCAATTTCAGACCACAATAGGTTGCATAGCCGCTCGAGGTCGATTTCCTGTCGAACCACTCCGGGTGACGCTCCATTTCAGAATTGAACTTACGAGCCGACAGAATATAAGCACCCTCGGACTTCGCCCAAATCTTGAAAGAGTTGTACAGGTCTTTCGCCTTGATAACGGTTGGCGAGCTTTCCTCCGGGACACGCTCACAGCGGTTCTCGAGGAACTGCAATACGAGGTCGTTATCACGCTCGTACTTGGTGACAACCGATTTCAGACTACCGCTCATTGCAAGCCCACGCTCTTTGTAGTGGATATACCCACGCACCAGCCACATGAAGATACCACTCATAGAAGACTGCTCGCACAGTTCGTCTTTGAGGTGTGTGTCCTGTTCCTGTGGTGAGAAGTGACGGTTGAACTCCACGACCTTGATACGCTCGGAAGCGAACAGAGACTTGTCTGTAACCATTGGAAGGTCGTTACACGAGAGCCAAAGCGTGAACTGCGGTTTGAAGGTAATCGCTGACTGATACAATGCTCGAGCAGAGATTTCCTCACCACCTGTAAGTTGTTTGATTTTCTCCTCGTCCAGCTTGCCGTATTCGTTGCTCTCGGACATTGTGACGAAGCGTTTGCCCTTCAACCCGGCGAGGGTAGGACT